CTATTATTGTAGGACCAGCAGAAGGTGGGTTCTACGGAATGAATCTACATTACTTGTCACCAGTCAATCGGGCTAAGTTTCTGGATGCTCTAATGGATATTACAAATAATAATCGATATGATGAGACGACAAGATTCAGAGCGTCATATGATTTACTAAAACGTGCTGGGAAATATAGATTGTTTAAACCTTGTTTCAAACATTATCTAAGCGAGCACGTCCGTTCCCGCTTCGCTCGCGTGGAAGCGCCCGAGTGGGAAATCGCAACCTTTTTACCGACTGCTGATTTTGCAAAATCTTCTAAATCAAATGTCTACAGAGAATCAGCAAGAATCGCGAGACAAAGATGAGTAATATAGATCAGCTAAAATCAACAATTAGTTCTAAAAGAGGTGTTGCAAGAGGTAACATTTATAAGGTTACATTACCATCAATTAACAATATTAGTTCACGGGAAATTAATTTGTTATGCAGAGCAGTAAATGTTCCTGGAAGACAGATCATGACAGTTGAGAGACGTATTGGTAACACATTCCAAAAGGTTGCATACGGTCATGCTTTTGATGATGTAAATCTATCATTCCTTTTACTTAATGATTATGGTGTAAGGAGATATTTTGAGAATTGGCAGTCACTTTGTCTTGATCCTAATACATTAGAACCTGGTTATCTAAAGGGTCAAGGTGGGTATGGTCAGACTGTTCAAATCGCACAATTAAAAAAAGGTGTAGGATTTCCGTTAGCTAATATAGATTTAGGATTCAAAATACCGTCAGAAATTCAGGGAAGATTACCTTCTCTTGGACCAATTAATTTAGCGCAAGGTGAAATTGATTTAGATTTTATTAGTGGAGGCGATATTATTTACGAATGCGAATTACAAGAGGCATTTCCTACTACAATGAGTGCTATTGAATTAGGTGATGATCAACAAGATAGTATTTTACAACTCAATATACAGTTATCGTATCGTGATTGGCGAAATACTGGAAAACAAGAAGGATCTGCCCTTGGTGATTTTGTAACAAGTCAAGTTGGTGGGTTTTTAGGTAGAATTATATAATATTAAATCATAAGGAAAAATGAAATGGGATTCCCAAAATTAAGTGAAGTGTCTATGTATCCAATTACTATCCCGTCTAGTGGGATACAAACAAGGTTTAGACCATATTTGGTAAAAGAAGAAAAAATTCTTCTGGTTGCCTCTGAACAAAATGATCCTGATCTAATCAATCAATCTATTTTAGATTTAGTTAGGTCATGTTTGGAAGATGAAATAGATGGAAAGGATTTAACAGTCTTTGACGTAGAATATCTTTTTTGTAATATTCGGGCAAAATCAGTAGGAGAAAAATCTACGCTTGCTTTAGCCTGTAGTCATGATGAATGTTTCCATCAAACAGAAGTTGATATTCATATTGACCAAGCTGAAATGGATATGGGGGAACAAAAAGATAATATTATAAAAATTAATGATGATGTTTCAATTGAAATGGGTTATATTACATACGATAATATTATAAAAAATAACAAGGTAAAAGATACGAAAACAGATGCTGAAGTGGTTTATTTAACAACTTTGATGTCAATCAAAGCAGTTCTTACGGAAGAAGAAAGAATTGATGTTTCAGCAGAACCATTTGAAGAATTAGTGGATTTTGTTAATAATATGACTACAGAGCAGTTTAATTTGTTAAAAGAATTTGCTTTGAATACACCAGAAGTAAAACTTGATGTTACATGGGAATGTGAATCGTGTAAAAAAGAAAATAAAATGGAGCTAAGAGGAATCGCTGATTTTTTTTAGTAGCCCTTTCCCATGAGACACTTGTAAACCATTATGAGGTTAATTTTTTATTAATGGAACACCATAATTATTCATTAACTGATCTTTATAATATGATGCCTTGGGAAAGGGAAGTCTACGTTACCTTATTGATGAATCATTTGAAAACGTTAGAACAACAGAAACAGAATATGTAAAGAGAACATAAATGACTACACTCAAATCCGTATCAGAACTGATCAAAAAGAATGATGACAATATAATTAGTGAACTTGAGGATCAGTCAAAGTCTTTAAATGATATTAATAGAGGCATCCAAAAATTCTTGGGTGTGAATGAAAGAAAGAGACTTGATGACCTTGAGGATAGAAGAGAGCGTAGAAGTAAAATTGGCGGCTTAGGAATATTAGCAGGTGGTGCAGCTGGTGCTGCTATAGCTGGTGCTACTGGCGGTAATTTGTTAGAGAAAATTATAGGAGGCGTAGTAGGTAGTGTTCTTGCCGCGCTAGGTATTGGAGCAATCCGTATAACCAAACGGGTTCTTGATGCTTTGACTAAAGATACTTCAAACTTACGGAGTGATAATAAAGATCTAAAGAATAGAATAAAAGATCTTGAAAAACAAGCAAAAACTGACGCTAAAAGTTTACAAGACCAAAAGAAGGCCTTTGATACAGAAACAAAAAGATTACAAAGTGAAATAAGATCTGTTCAGAAAGAACTGAAATCTGAACGTGCTGTAAACGGTGATCGTATTAAACAACTTGAAGGAAGAATCAGTACCCTTCAATCACAATTAGATACTGTTAAAGCCGCACGTACGGATTTAGTAACAGAACAAATGAAAGCAGCAAACCAGGCCGACACACTAAAAGCGTTACGATCAGATCTCTCAAAAGCTGAATCAAGCAGATTTGCCCAAAGACAAAAAATTATGAATGTGAGTAAAGAGCTTAGATTACAAGAAGCAGAAAGAGCCGCTGCCGCTGGTCAAGCCGAGGTTGGGAAATTCAGAAGAATGGCTTCAGCTATGCAATTTCAAAAAGAATTACATGGTGGCTTTACTAAAGGTCAAAAACTTATTTATAGAGCTGGTAATGGTAATATTTCAATTGTTGAAGTCAAAGGACCTGCTCTTGACGGTAGTGGTAGAATGATCCTAGAGATGCAAACACCTAACGGTGGGAAGCTAACTTTTGTTGGTGTACCAGATAGAATTTTAGGTGAAGCTTCTCCAGAGGATATGAGGAATCTAAAGCAAGCAAAAAGACTTGGTGTACAACCTGATGTAAAAATGGCTGATGTTACCGCTCCAAAAACAAGTGTGTTTTCTAAATTCATGCGGGGTATGAACTTCATGGACCCAGTTGGGCTAGCTGAAGAAGCTGCCAGAGGTGGTGCAGCAGTATCGCGATCGGTGGGTGCTACAGGTACAGCTGCTCGATTAACAGGTCTTGCAAGATTCTTAGGTGGTACTGTTGGTATAGCTGGTAGTATTATTTTAACCCCGTCTGAAACTGGTGGCAGAATAAATACCCCTTCTGGTGCTGTTCTATTCACGGCCGAGCATCAAGGTGGTGAAGAAGCTAATATGATCATGAAATTCTTAGGATATCTGAGAGGTTCTGGCGGATCAGCATTAAAACAGATGATGGATTTGAGGAAAGCACTACGTGAAAACGCCACTAAATACCCTGAACAGTTTGAGATCGGTCTTATGGCAGTCTTCGGTAAAATGAATCCAGAGACTGGGATACTTGAAATAGATAGTGCGGGTCAAGAATCTCTCGCACAATTCTTAAGCTTGTTGAATATGAATGATAGCGAGTTTGGTATGTTTTTAAAACAATATTATGGGAATATAAAAACTGAATACGACGAAGCCATTAATGCCGCGAAACGAAGATACATGTCAAAGATTGCACCTTCGATGGGGAACAATCTTGCACCTGCACAAATAGCACAATATCAAACAACTCTAATGCAGGCAGGTGGAAGATATCTTCAATCCAGAGGTATGAATAAAACTATGATCCCAACGGCAGAAGCAATGGCAGAAATTAATGAATTAGCTGCTGGATCAATTAATGGTACTGGCTCTGGCGCACCTGTTAACATTGACGCTTCACAGAATTCAAATGTTGTTACCAATCAGAATATGGGACTAGTTATCGATAAATCTACCCCAGCTATTGATGGGTTAAACGGCGGAATTTCCAGATATAATCCTGCGGGATATGCATCACCACTGTAAAAGAAAAGGGAGACCGAAGTCTCCCAATCCCCGATTACCGAAGTAATCTCTCCTTTGTGTTGTGCCAGCCTTTTATTCGAGTCTTACTCTGCAATTAGGATCCATACGACGACAAGCCGTAGGCGACTGGCGTACCTAATTCAGCATCTTTTGCATTAGATCATATCTCATATCTTATATATTATCCTTCATTTGCCAACTTAGCAAAGTAACTCATGGTATCATCGTCATCCTTCTTTGCATCGAAGTCTGGGATGTTATCATCAAGCTCTGTAATACTCTGAGCTGGCATTTCACGTGGTGCTGGAGCTGGTGCTTCATTACCAAGTGAGATTTCATCACGTACACTCATTGGTGATACGGTACCAAGTACGTTCTCAAGCTTTGTTTTTAGTTCTGCATAAGACTTGTACTTGGATGGGTTAGTGAACTCATCTGCAAGATCATGCATCGAATTGTAAACACCTTCAAGATACGTATCATCCTGAGATAGTGCCGTTGGGGAATCAAACTCCGACTTATCGTAGTTTACCCAACCATCTACCTTACGAATCTTAATCTTGAAGCTTGCACCTGCCCAGAAATCGAATGGATTCATAGGCGTTTCATCTGCATATTGTGGTTGCATAGCATCCATGATCTTGTCGAAGATCTTTTTACCATACTGATACATGAAGACTTTACCTTCATTTTCAGGATTGGCTGGATCTGAAACTACTAGTACGTTTGATACATAATGAAGTCGACGTTTTTGTACACGTGCTGTTTCCTTATCTGCATCAATACCTGAATTCCAGAGTTTAGAGTTCAGTTCACCAACTGGATCATCTTGACCAATCGACGTAAGAGAACGTTCGATGTACCATTTACCAGTTGGACCTTTGAACCCATGATCCCAGTAACGAACCCATGGAAGATCCTGACCTTCTGCTGCCGGCAATAATCGAATAACGGCATAACCATTACCCATCTTATCGACGGTAGGTTTCCACATACGTTCATCTTTGTAGGAGTTCTTTTCACCACCACCAACAGACTGTGCTGCGTTAACCAGTTTGTCGATTGATGTGGAGTTTTGTTTTAGTGCTGCGAATGACATTGTATTTTACCTCGTATGTCTGAAATATTACTGAATTATTATAACACATATTTATGCGTTTGTATACCCCTAACCGAAATCTAACATTGCTTTTTTCGGTAAGAGATTTAGTTCCATTGCCTCAACTTCAAGTTTCGATTGTAGTTGAGCACCAACGAATTTCTTTACATCTTCTGGATCGATATTATTCTTATCACAAATATCAATCATTGCGTCCATATAAGTCATGTTGAAATCACGTACTGCTTTCTCAACTAACTTAGTAAACTCTGCTCTGTTTAAAAAATCACTCATCATCTGACTCCCAATATCTGCAGTGAAAGTGTTTACCACAGTTATCAATTTCTTGTTGTGGATAACCTTGTTCGACTAACCACTTAACAGTATCTTCAACATTATCTGGTAGGACTTTTGGAAATCCATATTTCCATCCACTCGGTGGATCAATCATTGTTACTTTCATTGATCCATAACCCTTAACAAAATCATATCTTTGTTTATTCGACCAGTAGGCTTTACAGTCTTGGTCGTCAATTCACTCCAATACTTATCGATTTGTTTCGGGGTCTTAATCAGAAACACATTAAGCATCTCTTCTGGTTTACGTAACCTAATCGATCGAGAGTTCACAGTATCGAAGTTCTTGATAGTAGTACCAGAGATCTCAAAGCCTGCTGCAGCTTGTGTAACAAACTCTGTGATAATACGTTCTTTGACGTGGAACGTATACAATCTTCGAGCACCAACCAATTGAATAGGGTTGATTGATGTAAGCTTGAACTCTGGTGACTCTTTGAGATAGCTTACCTTTGCTACCTGACGATCAGCAGTCTTTGGTCGCTTGACTGATACCTTACGTGTGGCTTTCTTGCTGAGCACGTACTTCTTAGCATCGTCAGTGAGTGTAGTCAGGAACGCAAGGTACTTCTTACGTTTTGGTACTGACATATGACTATAGGCTTCAACAAGATCCTCTGTCTTATCATTGACTAGTTCCTGGATCTCTTTTAGTTGTGGTTCATAATAATCGAAGACCGCACGAGCAGAAAACATGTTAAGATCTGCTAACTGCATCTCTTTGTATATATTGAACTCACCAGCATTCTCCCAGTCATCAACTACTTCTTCTATACCAGCAATGAATTCACCAGTGATGTGCTTGACTCGTTCCATAGGTGACACAGTAGGTTTCTTGACCACCTTTGCATCACTATCATCTCGCTCTGATAGCTTACGCATAGCCCACTCACGAACATCTTCGATGTATCGATCGACGCAACGTTTGTGGTTCCACTTAGATGGGAACTCTTTATTTAAACCAGCCCAAGCAATAGATGCTGCTGGACCATACTTCGTGGTGTACATAAAGTCTGGAGCTGACAGTAGCAGTTTCTGCTCTTCACCTTTGAATTCAGTTCGGATGTAGTTCCGAAGTACACCAGCAAGATCCTTACGATCCATATCCATACGGAAATAGGATGCAAAGGCTTCCCAATCATGATCAGGTGCTGCACCAATACCGGTTCTTGGTTTGCGTGGTAGTGGTACCTTTTTCTTGCGACGCTTATTCGTCTGACGACGTACGGCTCCAGCCATTTGAGTTCCTTTCATCACGAATTCTAATCAGTTCAGTTTCACCGTCGGCATTCACATATGCACGTAAATAACCTTCATCGATAAGATGTTCTATTGTAGCCACAATTGCCTGTGACGATGTCCACTGACTCCAGCTGCGACCCATCATAAAAGCACAAAAACATAATCCAGCAGTCAATAGATAAATTGGTTCGATGTACATGTGTTAACCTTTCTAGATTATACTACACTATTTATGGCGATGCGTAAATCCCCCTAGAAGAAACTTTTTACTGAACTAATTTTGAATGAACGCCATCCGTCTTTTTCAACATCATATACACGAATAACTTCTTCACTGAATTCAGCAGCAGATTTATCCTTTGGTCGTTTCGCGGTAGGGATACGTTCCTCCAACAAGGTGCATTTCATAGTACGTTCAGTACCATCAACTTTTTCAAATACGACTACACAAATACCTTCGTGCAGTTCTTTTAGCATTTCATTACGTGTCATAATCATTAGCGATCTCCTCTATCATTATAAATGTCGCCCGCGAGGGCACGAATATCATCAAGGCGAACATTCACCTCGTCTTTGGTTTTATTTAAATGCTCTTTCTCGAGCAGTACTGCTTTATCCAGCATGACCTGGATCTTGGCAACAAGTTGTTCCATTGAATGATACATTACTTACCCTCCTCTAGGAAACGTATACGCTGTTTTAGCCACACATACACCTCTTGATTTTCTGTTACCAGATCAAGACATTCCATTCTATGAACTTCATCTTTAAGAACAAAAATCTTGTATAGATCAACACTGTTAGGCTGATGTTTAGTCCCAGTCATTGTCGAACCTCGTGGTCTGGTAAGCAACTTCGCCGTAGTATTCTTTGGCGTATTTGGAGGCGTCAGTGTAATGGATTTCAGAATCACCACCGTCATATTTTTCGGTGAGGTTGACACGTTTAGGAGCCGTGTATTCTTCGTCCGCGTAACGCTGAACGTTTTTGCCTTTAGCAACGATCTTTGCAATACGCTGTTTGCGAGCTGCGATCTGTTTGATAAGAGCCAAACGATCTGCCATTTGTTGTTCAGTTAAAGTCATGATATAAAGTCTCCTAATTGTTATACGAGTATTGTACTGCATTTTGTTTTATATGTAAATGTCCCATAGTGTCACACCTGTGTCATAAAGAAATGTTTAACACCTTCTTCCCAAAGGGTAATAGCATCGTTCCAATTTTCGAAGCCATATTCATCAGCAAAGTCGATTGAAGAAGAGGTAGCGACTGAACCTTCGAAGCCATACTCTTTAAGTGTCCAGCTAATATCTTTAGCTGTTGAAGCTGTTGCAACCAATTCATTGTTTGCGAACATTTCAATTGAACCATTATCTGCTGCGATGAAGTCGATAGCCATTTTAGAATCTCCTGTTTCTTTGTTTACCTTACTAATATAAGTGTTTTCATCTAAAAAGTAAATCCCCCGTCCCCCATTTTTTCTGAAAAAAGTTTCTAATGAAAACAATGACTTATGATTTTTTTTGATTTTTTTTCATAAATATGGCTGAGAGAGGTAGGAAAATGATAGATCCGATGACCGCATTAGCGACCGCTAGTGCAGCATTTAATGTTATTAAGAAGGGCTTCGAGGTAGGTCGTGACGTGGAACAGATGGCGGGCGACTTGGGCAGATGGATGGGTGCTATGTCAGACCTATCCGAAGCCGAAAGAGTCGCTAAGAATCCGCCTATGTTTAAGAAACTGTTTGCTGGTAAGTCTGTAGAACAAGAAGCTATGGAGATCTTTGCTGCTAAAAAGAAAGCAGAGAATATGAGGGAAGAGCTTCGGCAATACATTACCTGGACAATGGGTATGAGTGCTTGGGATGAACTCATTCGGATGGAAGGACAAATAAGGAAAGAAAGAAAAGAGACTTTATATCTTCAAGCCGAGAAAAGACGAAAATTCGTTGAATGGATGGTTATAATTTTATCCATTTTGATTTTAAGTTCTGGGTTGGTTGGGTTCATATGGTTAGTTAAATGATACATGTTTTTGTCCTTGTTATGTTTCTAGGCGTAGGAGAGGACAGAAGATTGATATCAGACAATATGTATTTTTATAGTATAGATCGATGTAACTACTTTGCAGAAAAGCTTTCGAGAAGATATGGTAATTTTAGGGATATAGATTGGATTGATCCAAGGGATAGAGTAACTGCATATTGCAAACCGGTTTATGCAAATCCCGATAAAATGGGAATACAGGTGTATGAATGATATAGCTTTAAAATTAAAAATAGCACAACTCCGCGAAAAGCTTGGTATACCTTATACAGATCAAGAATTAAGTCTTGACGAAAGAATTCATAAAATTAGAGGCCACATACAGTACGCCAAAGAGTGTCTGAAAAATGACACTTCGCAGTGACATATTATTCCAGTGTCAAGAAATTGACACTAGGGCCTGAAACACATAAATAAAAAAGAGGTAGGAATCTCATATGTTTAGATGGATAATTTTCTTTTCGATGATGTTTACAATTAGCATCGCATCAGCTGAGCCGATTGTAACTGAATCGACGTCTGATAGTACAATTACTACGAATGGTACTATGGAAACGACTGTAAAGTCCCCGCCACCTTCTGCCATAGCACCACAATTAGGTGCTAACAGTAATAGTGATCTATGTACGATTGGTGTTGCTGGTGCAGTACAAACACAGATCTTAGGTATCTCTGCTGGTACTACATTCACTGAAGAAAATTGTCTAAGACTAAAGAATGCTAAAACACTATATGATATGGGAATGAAAGTTGCAGCAGTATCTGTTATGTGTCAGGATGAAAACGTATTTGATGCTATGATGATGGCTGGTACACCTTGTCCGTACGATGGTAAGATTGGTGCCGAAGCAAAAGTTGGATGGGAGAGTCATGAAGAAGAACTTCGTCTAGAAAAAGCTGGGAAGGAAAAGCAAATTGAGAAAAAGTCTCTTGCCACTGGTGGGCTTGGCGTTCTCGCTGCCCTCTTATTCCTACTCTGATACTACACCTTATTATGGAACGACAGGAAATGCTGCTTCAGGCGGTAATACCTGGAGCATGGATAATGTCTTGCCATCCCCACCTGGATTAGATATTAATGGTGTGATTTATAATTATACAATTCAAAAGAATGTTGATGATTCAGTGAATGTACACGTACAAAATGAAAATGCTAATGGAACGGGATATGTCTTTCGTGAAACAGATGAATGGCAACCAGGGTCACTTGGTGGTACAGAAATTAGAAAGGTAGTTCCAGTAATTCCAAATATACCAAGACAAGCTTGGGGTGATGGATCAATTGAAGTAGAAGGACCCGGTTCGGTTGAAGATCCAACTGTTGTTTATAGTTATAAAGTAGATCCATGTTATGACCCACAGTTTAATCCTAGTTGTCCAGGATATGAACCAGTTATACCGGATATTCCTGAAGTAGATGTTACTAGTTTATATAATGCGCTGGATGATGAATCAGTTCAAATAGCAATGACTGAAACAGATAATGACATATATGAAGAAGAAGAGCAGGCAGAGGTAGAAGAAGAAAGCGAAGAAAAAGAAGAGATGAGATTAGAGGCAGCACTTGCAGCAGTTGACAATTCAGAAATGTTTGCTAATGCTTTCGCGCAAGCACAAATCCTTGCTTCAATTAATAACGCTATTCAGATGAATAATTATTATGCCGCAAATATACCTGGCGGTGTTTATAAGGAAACCCAAGTTTTGGTTGATAGAAAGATAGATGATAATAAACAAGGCCTCCGGAACGGCCTAGCTCAACAATTACTGCATGAAGAAATGGTAGGTATGCAGTATAACAAGTAGGAGAACAATATGTTCAAAAGATCAATTTTAGTTGGAATTATGAGTTTAGGTTGTTTCTCTGCATACGCTGCAGAAGTTCCTATTACCGGTAATGTCCAGTCACGTTGTGTTATCACAACTGATACGCCCGGTGTATATGGAAACCCTAATGCGTATACATTGTCAACTGCATCGACAGACGGTGGGGTACAACCTATTGTCCGTTATGATGTAACGCTTGCCAATGCATACTATGCACAGATTACCACACCAACAGAATTCTCATCCAGTCCATCGCTGAATGATACAGTTACCTTTACTGGATCAACTGAAGTTAGTTCGGTGTCTGATGCAACTGGTATGGGTTCATATGAAACAAATAAAGTAACGTTTGGAACAACCACACAGTACGATCTGACTGCAACAGGTTCAACCTGGTTTAAGTCTAGCTCAACTGCAACAAATGGTGGTAACAAAGCTTTCCCAAGTGGATCTTATACTGCCACTGTAGAAGCTCTTTGTATTGCGAAGTAAGATATGAAAAAACTAATACTCGCCTCTTTGTTTATATTGGTATCAAGTATGGCTTATAGTCATGAAATGGTACCAACATATCCAAAGCTAAGAATATCAGCATATACTGGTATAGTTGAAACAGAAATGGAAATGTTTAATTATAGACAAGATGTTGAGTATTATGAAATAGCTGTTTTTGATAAGAATTGGCGTCCAATACCATTCGTTTCGCAATATAAGATTGTAAGACTATCATATCTCCAGCGTGTCAAATTTAAGATTTATATCGCAGAAAATCATCGAGATTCTGCTAAATACATATGCTCTAAGTCTAGATTAAGAGGTGAAGAACAACCTACAACGGTTATCTCTTCTATGATATGTTCGAAGTTTAAGGATTAAATATGAAAAAACTGATTGTCATACCGTTGTTATTTGTATCATCTGGTGCTTTTGCAGAGTCAAGTTCGCTTAATTTACAACTACCAAGCACAGGTTCGACATACGGGCAAGATAGTTTTAAGGCTGGTGATATGGACTGTAAGAACTCTATCGGGGGTTCAACTAATTTGGAATTTGGTGTAACTGGTATTATTGATAATGCACAAAGTCCATTTTCTAATAATGGTGATAGCTCAAAGGATATTGGGGTCTTTGCAAGGATTACGATTCCGCTAGATGGACCAAAAGAAAGAGTTAATTGTAATACCTTATATCAGTTAGAGCTCAAAAAGAAACGTCTAGAAATTATGCGGCTGGAACAAGAGCTTGAGCAGCTACGTAAGCTGCAGCAGGAGACCGATTAATGGATAAGGATCTAGGTCAAGAATTAGAAAATATGGAAGAAGGTATCGAGAACCTTAAGAATAAAGAGTTCCGTATCCTTGGTATCAAAGTTAGCTTCATGAGTGTGACAGCACTCCTCGCTCTACTTGGTTCTGTACTTGGTGCTCTCTATGGTGGCTTTCTCATGTATCAGAAAGTAGAACAGGCAATTGAATTTGTTGATCAGCAGGAAGAATATCAGGAACTGATGGCGTCGTACGATCAGCGTATGCAGATTATTGAAACACAATTAGATGAAGCAATTGGATATGCTAGAGATATTAAAGGTGATCTACGTGATGACATTCTTTCAATTGAAAAAACAGTAGATAGAATGGATGATAAAGTTCGTGATGTAGAAGGTGAAGTTCGTGAGATTATTCAAAATGCAGAAGAACGATTCGAGAATAAAAGAGATGGTCTACAGAATGACTATGATGAAAAAGCAAATCGTCTACAAGATAGCAACCAAAGCCGTATGGATGACCTTGAAGCAAAGGTTGAACGTGATCTGAAAGATCTAGAAGATCGTCTTGGTAAGAAACTACAGAGAGCTTTGGATAACCCACTTGCTAATTAGTAATTTTTTGGAACTGTCTTAGAAATGTAGTTACTGCCATTATTAAAGACACAAACTACATTAACCTTTGCGTACCAATTAAGTACTGAAAATTTACCGGTTGTTTCATCAACAACAACTTGAGTAGCAATACCATTATCTATATCTGAAATACCTGTGAAAATAGGATCAGTGCCAAACCCCATCTCCTCTGTTCTTTTGAACATATATTCCGCTGGACCACAAATCGCAGGTAACATTTTTACCTTGGCATAATCCTCCATAGTCTGTGCACTTGCTGCAAAGGGCAACAATACCAGTGTGAAAAGAAGACGCATTTTATTCTCCTTGATAGATAGCGAGGAGATGTGACTCAAACTCCTCGACTTTATTCAGTCGGTTTGGCCACAAAATGTATTCCTTCTCTGGGTTCTTTTTAAGATTATTAAGAAGTGGCGTGATCGCATTATACAGTCGATCCAGTTTCTCTTGGTTAGTCTTGGCTGTTACTTCTACATCACCCACAGTTTTCTGTGCGTCTTGTACAGCTTGTAACTCGTCCTCGTCTACGGCAGTAAAACCGAAATCAAAAATATCCGACATTATGCGTATCCTATTACACAGTACCTTTCATAGGGTACTGGTTTCTCTATCTGGATCTTGCCCTTGAATCGAATATCGTTAATATTATTTTTAATAGCAAGATCTTCTTCGTGTTCAATAGTATTTATATGTTCTTTGACTTCTGTATAGTTATTTGATGTTAAAGCATACAATGGACCAGATTCAGCTCTAATATCTTCCATATGTTCACAAGATGGATTAATAATTAAGTCGTACTCTCGGGCGAGCGAGCCCGATTCAAATAGCTCGGTTACATCACCTTCCAGACTTATATAGTTAACAGGGATTTCATTCAGTTCAAAATATCTGTCTCTGTCGTGGTGTGCTCTTACACTTAAATCATAGAAGTGCCAATGACCTACATGATCCTTCATTAATTCATAGAGTAGAATACCATTCCAGCTACCGAGAACGGCAACGTTGTCAAAAGAGTCTTTTACTTTTAAGATATTTTCTACTAAGAACTTTTTTGATTTAATATGATTTGGACGAAATGATTCTAGAAACTTTGCGTTGTCTCTTGCCCATGCTGCGTGCGCTACTTTACCTAATATATCCTCAAACATTAATCCAGTCCTTATAATCAAAGCCAAAGATAGCTGAACGTTTTGGGGTGTCACCTGCAACGGCGCGGTGAGGCCAACCTGTATTAATAAACCAGATCTCACCAGGAAACATAGTTAGCTTGTATTCCCCATCTTTTGTTTTAAATTGAAGTGACGAATCCATCCCTTCTAAACAAATCTGTGCCCTACAGATAACACTTGTATCAGCATCAATATGCCAGTTTAATTCATGTCCTGGCTGCATCTCTGCAAGTCTGAAACGGTACACATGCTTAAAGTACTTTTCAAGATCCATTAGTGTAAAGAGTGGTGGATCTACCCATTCGACATAGGCATGCTCATCTACTTGTGATTCATCACCTTCTACCTTTTGCTGTAGTAGAACTTGTCTATACTGATCTTTTACATTGAACACTTCTTCATAATTACAGTTCTGGCTGATACCGTAATTGTCACCACCAATATCATTCTGTTGGTTATCATAAAGTATTTGTTTTAGTTCTTCGAGTGCAAGTGGAGATAGGTCGCCCACCTTTTTGAATACTGGTAGTTCGTGCCTGCGTGGGCCTTCACCTCTCACACGTGTGCGTTTGGTCTGTTCAATTAAACATTTTTCTGTAGTCATTCTCTAACATCCTAGGTAGATGTGGTTTATCACCTGCAAAGGTTACGTGTTGCCAGCAATCTGGGTCTTTTGGATTACCACAAGTTTGAATCATATCAGTATCTATCTTCCAAGCAAAGCCTGTGTTGTATGAAAGCTTAGTAGCAAATCTTTCTATAGCATTTCTACGACCAGCTTGCATTGATACGAATGCTGTGTTCCATTTTCCTATATAGTCTAGTTGATACGGTAATAGAGTCATAGTGGGGCTTTTGAACGTATCAATTTTTGGGTTAGTAAACCTTCTATAATCTCTGTATATGTATGTGCGTGTTAGGACACGGTAACAACCTTCATAGTACTTCTGTATGGTTGAAAAGGCGACTGGTACATCATCATCGAACAGAAAGAACCATTCAGGATATTTCTTGTAAGAGGTCTGTAGTTGCTGGAACCAATGTGCATTCTTCCGATCCCACTGATACGCTTCTCTTGTAAGCCATACTAGATCACTTATAAAATTATCAGAACCATATTCTGAAAGTGTTAAGACTTTTTGATTAATCGAATAAACCATGCTGCTGGATCCCACTGCCACCACTTCTTCCCAATACGCCAATCAGAAGAATCTTTGTGGTGGTTAACATGCCAACCTTCACCCATTGTAAAGATATTTACAAAAACGCTATTACGAACTTTACCGTTTCTATGACACAGAGTATTTAAAAGACCAAATCCAATATATCCCCATACCATCGGCATAACAATAAACCAGAGCCAATTGTTCATACCAATGAATACCCAGCTTGTCGCAAGAGTAAGGATACGTATATCTGTATGATGTTTATAGAACCACATCACTCGTTTATTTCTGAGTAGATCTTTAATATATTGTCGTGGTATTCTTTCTACCTTCCAGGTAGATGTTAGTGTTTTTAGAATACCGATATATTTTGGAGAGTGTGGATCAAGGACTGTATCGGAATGCTTATGGTGCATACGATGAGCCCCAACCCATCCGAGGCAGTGCCCTGCACCTGACAATGGTCCAAGAACCAAGACAAAATATTCGTACCAGATTCCGGCATTAAAAGCTCTGTGTGAAAAATACCGGTGGTACCCAGCCGAAACTACTGTCGCAGCTAGGAAACACCACCAGATAAAACTATAAACTAGATAATGAGTTCCATGATAAATCAAATAATCCATACTAATCCTATAATATTACTTCTTTTTGGCGATAGCATCCGCTCCAAAGAAGGCTGAAACCAATACTGCAATTGATGCAAAATACGTAGGCGCAATATCAGCAATAAGATTTGCTGCTTTATCCATTCCAAATGCAGATGTAAGTGCAATACCAATTGGATAAACCAACAAACCAATAAGAGAGAACCAAGCCATCTTACGGATAGCATCTCTCTGTGCGTCCTGATCTTCTAGTGCCTTACGTTTGAATTCCAAATGCATCTCCATTTCTTCTTTAGAGATATGTCCATCACCGTTTGCATCTGCACCATCAATAGCATCGGCGTCAATAGTTTTTACTTTTTTTTCTTCTTCGGCCATATTTGGTCCTCCTCACACTCTATTTATAAGTGCTTGAGTATCCAAACGCCTCAAAGTCATCATAAAAAAGTTCGTAAACTTTCTTAGCTATGTCTTCATTATACCATTGTTTCCAGTCACCGTAAACCCCAACTTTGGACTTACTGTTCATGAACTGAAATCCGAGTTCTTCTTCAAGTAATGGTAACTCTGTCTCCATTTTAAATACTTTTACCCGTTCGTCGAGCAAATGACATTGTGTACTTCTTAGATCCCAAAGTGTTTCTGCATCACTTGGAACTTTGTCAAGCCACTTATATACATCAACACATTCATCTAGAAACTTTTCAAATGTAATTTTCTGTTGGGTAACATAAGACCATAAGCTGACAGCACGTGTGTACGGATGACGAACTACTGAATACCATTTCTTATCTGATATATCATACTTCTCTTCCCAGTACCATACTGGATTATGTCTTTCAATAGGATATTTCCATCCTACCTTTGCATCTTTACATCTTTCAAGAATATTCGTTCCTGAGGTCTTTGGAACATGAAAGAATACCCAATCATCAGTATAGAACATTATCAAATATCTCCTGGTAGTGGTTCATTCCGTTTCTAACATTTTCACCTTTATGTATTGGTGAATTGAACCAACTATCGAAATCTTTTATGTGTGTGATATCTATTTTCTTCTGATCACCAATAGTAGATTGATTTGTAGAAACAATATGATTTGATATATTAATCTTCCAAGGTTTAGGATCTGTATTTGGTGGTAACCCCTGTAGGTTAGCAAAGGCTTCAATAAAGTTATATTTTATTTTAGTAGGATGTTGTGGCCACCATCCAACGATTGTACGATACTGTGCTTTTACTAATTCAGAAGCTTGTTCTCTATCCATATCAGTTAGTTCTACAACACTATCTTCACAATCTAAAACAATACCACCAAGATTTTGTAATGCCATAGTTTTAATATAGAAATCATGTGTAATGTATCTACCTTTATAATATACTTCTTTACGCATCCTACCATTTATCCAGTCCTGTAGATCCTGCTTGGCAAAAGAAACTAATCTTTTCGTTGTTGCTTGTTCTAGCATCTTATCATAGAACTGGATATAATCGATACCTTTATAATATTTAAGGAACATTGCAAGATAACGAGTTATATTAAGTACGTGATATGATACAAGATAACTTGTATAGGTTTGTATTTCAGTAAAGTCCTCAGAGGTGAAGGTGTTTGTAGATCGTATAAACTCTGCATCAAAACGTCCATCGTAACTACGTGTCATTGTTTTAATACCGTACATATCCATGTAGGTAGGATCTGCTGCTGGTGCATTTGGTAGAACCATAAAGTCATGGTAACGAATATCTTCGTGGAAGCCAATATCTAATAAGTCACCTAAACCCTTCTTCCACTTATCAACAGTGTCACCTGGATTACCCATAATGACTACACCAACAAGTGGTATATTATTTCTGAATCCCTCTTCTAGTTCATCTTTTAGTTTTTGTGTAGAAATATTATCACGTTTAATAGCAGCAAGAACATCTGGATCAGTATGCTGATATGATATTTGTAATGTAGGAATCATTTGGTTATCGTACAATACCTTTGCTGCAGCATTTGTAATATCCTTCTTATTTTTTGCAGAAGAGAAGAATACCGTTTTAGGATAACCTGATTCTTGTTTCATCTTTGCTATATGTTCAGCATATAACAAATCTTCTTTAAATATACCATAATTTGCATCAGCGTTGAATACAATACCAACCTGAATGTCAGATAAAGCTTCAATATCTTTTATGATTATATCTTGTCTGAATCGTCGTATCTTACTGTTTGTGAGTGAACCCCAGTCACAAAATGTACATTTATAAGGACAACCACGATTCGTTTCCCATATAGCTGCAGGATCTTTTCTGCTCTTTTTACGGATCTGTTCCGCAAAACGTTTGTAATCTTTCTTATAAATGTGGTATGGTGAATCAAGTTTCGATAAGTCCACACGATCTTTGGATGGTGTTCTTTTAAGAAGAATATCATCGATAGCATCTTCACTTTCCCATTGCCATATCTTATCACATATATCCCACTCTGGGGTATTAGTAACTTGTGGACCACCAGCAACGATATAACAAGCAGGATTATTCTTTTTAATTAAATGAGCAATCTCTAGATTCTTTTTCCAGTTCCAAACGTAACATGATAACAGAAGTACGTCCACCCGATCGTACGACCGCACGAGCGTACGCGCGTCGTGCGCGAAGAATATAGGATCTAACCATTCAACATCCACAGTACATTGTAACCGTAATCTGCCCCAGAGGTACGGAAGCCAAACTGTATTATTGTCATATGACGGATTACTAACTAAAACTTTCATCAAGTATCTTCAACATCGTTTTATAGTCATGCTTACATTGGATTTGAAGATTGTATCTTTTTGGATAACCTTGATTAAAAATAGCGTGTGGTACTTCTTGGGAAAACAGATACATTTTCGGGGGATCTTCATAATGATAAACATAATAAATGTCATTGTTATAATACATCTCTAATCGACTGTATTCTTCACCTATAGGATGTATTGGTATATATATTCTGCATCCACCTCCACCATCTTTATGTGGTATAAGTCCTTCATCACTTTCAAAAGAAAACATTAGAACAGCACCTAGATGATCCTCGATCGGTTTCAGGATTTGATATATTTCTTCAGTAGCTTTAAATTTAGGGTGTCTGATATCCCCAATCATACTTAAACCGTTCTGTATTTTTAATGAGCTACGAAGTTGTCTAGTAATTAGTTTCGTATCAATATCGTTACTAATACCTAGTGGATTACCCTTTTTAACTTGATCAGGTCTTCCATCTGATTCACCATACTCTCTATGATTCAACTTTGCAGTAAACCAATCAAGTTTCGGTATCATACTAAGGGTATTAGTTATAAAGTCTGATGATAACTTAATAGGTAACTCTGCAAAACATTCCTGACGAAGAGGGGTAATATCAGTAGATGGTAGACTATGTTTAAGCATAAAGTACTTCTCTTAGTTCATCAAAATATTGATCGTTGGCAATAAGTGGTGCACAGATTCTTAACTTATTCCTATTTACCTGAGAGCTTAACCCAACAGTAACATTTAGATCATCACCATATTCAAGTGTTAGGAATAATCCTGCTGATTTAAAGGATACAATCTTTTTCTTTTTTATCATATCAAAAGCCATATCCTGTAAGCGTCGTTCAATTACTGAGGCATGCTTCATCAGATTATGTTCTTGGATATAATTGTAAGTATTAATCATCATAGTAATACCAGCCATATTTGGTTGATGTGTATGATTAAAATTCCATTTACCAGGTTCAGAAATAACAGATCCTACTTTATTATTACATACTGCAGCACCAATAGGTGTATATCCTGCAGCAAGTGATTTACCAACTGCAGAGATGTCAGGCTTTACCCCGCGGCCAAATGTTTCATATGAATAGAAAGCTTTACACTTACCCCATCCATTAGCAACATCATCAACAATTAGAAGAACATGGTGTTTGTCACATATCAATCTTAGTTTTTCCCACCAATGACGTTCTCTAAGTAAATTGCCTTGGAACCAAGAACAAGTATCTATCAGTACTGCACCAACCTTATTGGCTAGTCGTATTTGATATTCTACCTCTTTTAGATCCTTACAGTATATTACTCTATTATCTTTGATAGTACCACCAAGAGCTTTAGTAAGATAACTTGTACCATGCCAAGTAATAGGAAATGTAATAATCTTATTTGTCGTATTACCCCAATACGAATCATTCATAGCAACAGCAGCTTCAACAGCGCTAGTACCAGTAACTGCCCAGCTGAACCAAGACCACTTACCGGTCTCTGTTAGAATCTTTGCAGCTTCAGCTGTCTTATCAGTATAATGGCCACGATTGGATTGGCATCGACCGAACTGTAAAAGATCGTCTTCAACACCCTTTATTACAGCTGGATTGTTATAACCAAGAATAAAGCTAGACCCACCCATCGATAGATCTAGCTCATTTGTTCCATCGTCAAAATATATACGCCAACCGTCAGCGTGGGATATTTTTTTTAGAGGTGTATTTTTATAATTAAATCCGCGAAGTTCACGATTTTTTGTCATCTGGGAAATACTTATTAGCCATTTCAAGTAGATCGTCGTACTTAGCGATCTGTTCCATTTCAATTTCTATTGCCTCAATAATATCTGAGTGCTCACCAATCCCAGCTGGATTAGCGAGATACACCTCGATATTTGCACAATGTTTTTCGATGTGTCCAACAGCGTGTGCCTTAAAGGCATTCAATAAAACTTGTCTCATTTTACAGGTTCCTTAGTTCCAAATTTTCTTTCGTATGACGGATCATTTGCATATTCTTTTGCCCATCTGTTTTCTGTGAATGTTGCAAAGTCAATTAGATCTTCAATTTCGTTATAATTTTCCGATATCCATTGTTCGTGTTCTTCTAGTCTAGCTTTTATATCAAAAATATCACGAGCCATATTGACTTCATCTTCTATAGCCATCTTGCTGGTAAGTTCACTTACTTCGGCTTTAAGTGTTTCTATTGTTTGTGCTTGTTGAGCTGTCCACCAAACAAATGCAGATACCTGCATTACAATGGCAACTACGACACCAATTCCAAATTTCATATTCATTCTGACTTCCAGATAGTCCATGCGCCGTAAGCGATGGCAGCATAAGCGGCCAGTTTAGCAAATGGTCCAGCAATAAGAACAATCACCCCGACTGCAATAAGTGCAGCACCATCCCAAGAGGTTCTTTCTTCAATTCTTTTTCTTACCCAATTCATTTTCTAACTCCTTTATTCTACTTTCTAATTCATCGATTTTTTTTGTAACGTATGGATACTTCTTTCTCCATGCGTCAGTTGGTTGTTCAAACCAAGTTAATCCCCATCTTTCGACAAGGTAGTCCAAAAACTGATCTAATTTAGCATAACACCATAGACCAGCTCTCGTATCTTTAAAGTATGCTAAGAATGCAGCGCCGAGCAGAGATCCAGCAATTGCTGTGTAAATCCACAAGGTATCATCGAACATTCTTTCTATCATACTAATTTATGTGCGGCCTCTGTCGTTTCATTTACACGACGTGTCCACCCTCTGCCGAAAGTTTCAAATGTTTTGAGCTTTTCGTAGTATCCCTGCCTTGCTTCTTGATAATTATCAATAGCAGCAGCAACACCTACTTCTTCTACATAATTACCAACGGCTCTGAGTGTAGCTGGACCGATTGCACCATCAGCTGTTGCACCTACCATGCGTTGTAGATACTTAGCGCCACGGCCAGTACCGGCATTGACACTGAAATCAAACACACATAGATCAAGGCCAGACGGTAAATCGTCTCCCTTAACGCGATCCCAATAGCTTTTCTTATAGATTGGTGATACATCTTCGACTGTAAGATCTTGCATGTCTTTTGTCCCACCATGTTCTTCGTAAACCCGTTTAGTTACACCTAGATTAGTTTCACCACCTGGGTCTTTCGGATGGTTAACATAACCACCTTCATGATGGAGAATTGTATCCAGGGCTATTTCCCAGTTTTTGACAGCCATATGTTCCTCTTAAGTTAAAAGAAGGGCAGAGCTTGTTATGCTATCAAGATGCCCTAGTTTATATTAAGCAGAGCCAGCATATAAATGCTGGATGCGATATATTTATGCGTTTAAAGTGTGTCAGGAAAATCCCCGCCAGTGCCATGTACAATAATATGATATCTTGTTTCATTACTTAAATTACGAACAATGTGATTATATTGTATTCTAAGTTTGAAAGCTACGCCAGGCCTCCATCTGACTTTACCCAAATAAGAAAACCTTTGATCCCAAAAGTGCATTTCACAGTCTTTAGGATTATTTACTGCTATGTTTAAAGCCCATGGGGATCTCATACCTTCGAAGTCATCATTATGTATATTAATATAACCACCAGGTAATAACTTCATAATACGCACACGGTGATATTCACTCTTGATATTAGATGATCGAACATATTCAGTTATTTTTGGACAGTGGATTTTTGCTTCTCGAGTCCATACCATTCGACCACCAACATTACCAACGTCAGCTGTTGCATCGTATCGTCTACCATGAATACAGAAGCTTTCCCATCCCTGGCTGTCACTGGTTCTATGTTCTACAAAAAGATTATTTTTTTCTAAATTTTGTATTTCTTCCATAAATTCATTTACATCAAACGGAGGTATATCTGCCTTCTGAAAGAAAGAAGTGTTATTCCATTTATAAGGACTGGATGATATAAGATTAAGATCTGATACACCTTCCCATGCTACATTTCTATTGTCCCGAATAAGACGTTGTAGATAGTCTTTCATATCATATGTTTTATATGAGGTAGAGCTATAGTAGAAACAATTGCTAAACCAAACAAATGGGTTCTGCGAGCTTTTTATATAATTTGAAATTTCAGAATCATATTGTATAATATCACCAATCTTTGTTTTTATATCATACGATTTAATCCTGTCCCACTTTTCGTTAATCTCTTGTTTTAGAAATTCCCAGCGCGTATCTGACAGATCCTTGAGTCCCCTATGTATACCCTTAAATCCATATTCCGATATAATATCAGACCACTTGTAGTCTTTATATCTTACTGGGTCATATGTTTGTAAGAACCATTCTTGAAATTTGACATTCTCTGGTAGAATATCAACTATTAGAACCTTACATTCTTCTGAACCTAGTCTCGCCATTATAAGCCAGGGGAACCAACCGGATCCTACAGTAATGATACAATCTTTTTTACCACGGTGTGGTAATAGGTTATCTTGTGTGTTATATGCAAAGAATTTGCCGTTAGTTAAAAAATGTTTAATAAAATTCTTTTGACCATATTGATTAGTCAAGGTTGGATCTAGTCTTCCGAACGCTTCCCTGAATTGTATAGGATCATTTACATGATAAGAATATAATTTAGAATCCCTTACTCTTTCATTTAGGTTATTAATACTGTGCCCGTTTAATATACAGTATTCAATTAGATCTTCCAATACGCCTTTAACAGATTTGTTAACCGACTTAATTACAGTTTTTGTTGTTCCGTTGCCTGGATGTATTTGTTTTGGTGTATAATCATCATGTACATTTTCTTCAGATCGAATAATATCTGGCCAAGTATTACTAGAAAAATTGACAGAGTTACTGAATACAAATTCGTTTTCTTTCATTTCCTTTAATAGGTTATTATCAATAAGAAACATTTGTTCATGTAAGGAAATAATAGTGTGATCATTATAACCCAGTAACTGTCCGTGTAGCTTGTATCCAGATAAGATTTGTTTCTGAATACCCATTCCGAAATTTACTGGATCCATAATAAGGCAACCAGAAGCTATTACCAATGTATGGGTGTGATTATCATTAATATTATAAAGGTCGTTTAAATCCTCTATTACTTTGGGTCGTTTTGGATAAAAGCCACGTAATAGTTTCCAAGTCATATCATTTAGGCGGTGACGAAGAGTTTCTCCGACACCAAAGATCTTTGATGTGTCCCAAACGTATATTGAAATATTATCCATGACTTTCCTATGATGGTCGGGGCAGAGGGATTCGAACCCCCGATCTCCTGGTCCCAAACCAGGCGCTTTACCAGGCTAAGCTACGCCCCGAAATGGTGGTCACTGAAGGATTCGAACCCTCGACCTACGGTTTAGAAGACCGTTGCTCTATCCAGCTGAGCTAAGTGACCTATTCATTTTACGTAGCAGAGCCATTGCAGTCTGATACCAAAACTTTTTAAAATCTGGATCTTGCGCAGATTCTGCTGCACGAAAGCAATTGTCAATACGACGTTCATATAACTGAAACTGTTCTGATGTCATTTCACTAACTCCATAACATAACCATGTAATACACCAAGCAACTCCCAGTCATTGTAGGCAAGAAGTGCTATTGTTAAAATAGCAGCTATTACTTTGAACATTGTTGTTCAACATAACGATCAAGTTTTGCTTCGATGCGATCAATTGTAGCCATTAGTTTATCAAAGGCCTGTTTCACAGGATCATTTGCTTGTTGACGAGCAAGCTCTTTTTCATCTTCCTCACGCATACGTCGCATCATATAAGCTTCATAAGGTTCATACATCATATACTCCTATTTGTTAAATCTTAATGTGTAACTACGACCCTCGTGTGTAAAGGTAACAGTAGAATGAGAATAGACTGTCTGAGTCTCTTCTGTATATCTGGTTTCTGTACGACACCGCGGGCTTTTATTTCGTTCAGTGTTAAGAATACCACCAATCACGGCACCAGCTGCACCACCATTCTTTTCACCTGGGATATTGTTACCAATAGCACCACCAATAAGTGCTCCAGTTAAAAAGTTTGATAGATCAGATTGCCCATTTCCATTTGTACATACTTCAACCGTATATGGGTTTTGTACCACTACAGTCTTATAATGATCCTGGGTTGTTTCAGCAAATGCAGGTGCACATGTTGCTAGAACGAGTGATGTTGCGAGAATATATTTCATAAAACCTCCGTAAGTAAAGCAGCAATTAAAATAAAAAGAAGACCGTATTGAACTGTCCGCAAGAGAACGTAAGTTACCAAATCGCTCATCCCCAATCCTTTCTGTCCTCTTCATTTTCGTAACCGTATTTATACTCTTCAATCTGCTCATTGGTCATGAATTCTTTTGTAATACATGTTCCTTTATAGGTTCCTTCTGGATAAAAATGAGGATCATATGGACGGCCGTAATAGCGATCTGCTGAACCACGATCTTGTGGTGAACCATGTTTAGGAAGTTTTTCTGAACCGATAGGTATAATAGCCATTATGCTGCCTCCAGATCTGATTCAATTTCATCGAAGCCAAACTTAGCAATTACATGTGCTTGACCAGTTTCTTCTACCAGGATATCACCTACTGATAGTGAGTGCATTCTAGCATAACGGGTATATTTGGATTCTGGACCAATGTTACCAATCTCGAAAGCTTCATCTAAGCTGTTAGTGTCTAGATCTGCAACATGTACATATTTGTCAAGATTCTCTTGAAGGTTAAACGTGTTACCCATACCGTACATAAACGGGATGATATCATGCTTTTCCATAACTTCGGATGGGATCTGATAAACTTTAATCATAATGTAGTCTCCTATTTCCTATTGATACTACTAATATAATACTTTTCAGATCAAATGTAAACCCCCTAAATCACTTTTTTTTCATTTTTTTTGAAAAAATTTATCCCATCCTTCTTCATGGAATTCTTCATATCCTATGGAGTTTAGGAAAGGTATAAGATCAGGACTTTTATCATATTCGGCAACAATAAGTGGGCTAGACCTTTTAATAGTTTCCATTGCACCCTTGAGTGCTTCTACCTCATAACCTTCTATATCAAGATGAATAACATTCGGTTTTAAATTCAAATGATCTATAGTTGTCATTTCAGCCCAGGATGTACCCGTGGTAGAATTTCTAGAAATCTTTGTTGCACCATAGTTCTTATAATCATTTCTGATTTTAACAGCTTTTTTAGGAAGTTCACCTATAAGATAATTCATTTTATATACGTTTGGATTTCCAGCATTCGCTAGTAAGCAGTGGAAATTCTCTGGTTCTGGTTCAAACGTATAAACAGATTTAAAATGTTCTGAATAGAAATCAGGTACGATACCACAAGCACCACCAGCTTGTATGATTATATCATGACCAGGTGCCAGGTCAACTACTTTTTGGAATAATGCTGGTCCAGACTTTTCTTTATTCAGAGATCTCCAAAGGTGTACATCCTTCTCGGGCCAAAGATAGGTCTTCTCCCAGAGGTAACTACTTCTTTGATGATACATGAACTTCTACATTCTCTGGCAGTGGGATTTTACTTTCATTATGCTTGTGGTGTAACACAAACTTTGTATCCTTGAACTCTTTAAACATTTCTGCCCAGATTGGTCTCCAGTTGTTTGCTAATCTAAGGTTATTTGTATTACCTCTATCAGAATTCAATACCATGTCAGTATAGCTTCTAAGATTAAAGTCAAAGATTGAATCGAATCCATACATGTGGATTTCTTCGCCTTTTAATCTATTTGCTGCATAATGTACTGCCATATGACCACAATTGAAATTAGTAAAATTACCAGCATATTTTGGAAGTACAGTATAATATTCTCTAATGTTGTTCATCCATTTAATACGTAGATTTGGATTCAGTTCCATATATTTGTGTGGTCTTGCACCAAGAATCCATTGTCCAGGAGGAATTACAGATCCTTCATTCATTGCTACCATCATCTTAAAATCTACGATGCACGTACCCCAAACATCTGGTACTGCAAACGGTGGAACGTTACATGTTACCTTTAGTCCCTTTGCAGGTTTGTAGAGAGATGCTGTATCACCATTACCAATTACATGTACAACCTTAGCCATTCATCTGATCCCAAATCTGTAGTTTACCTTTCGCACCCGTGTAATGTTTAATAAGAACATCCTTTGGAACACTATCATCTTTATCCCATTGGACTCTCAATACGTTATACTTATTCGGTAAGTCTACGATATGTACAAAGCGTCTCATTGGGGTATTTAATAAAGAATGTAAAACTTCTTGATCCCCAACCTGAGGTGACTTAACAACTGCAGCATGCCACTCAGTAAGGATAGCTGGTACACCTTCAAATGCTACTACACCAGAATTATGCCATTTACTACCACGTCTTGTTGACCATGGAAGATCTTCTGCCATTGCTAATTTATTTTTTTCTATTAAATTAAAAATACCACTAATATCACCAAGTACTTGACAATCTGTATCTAACCAACATACCTTCTTTGCTAAACGTGCTGCATATAACATAGCAAGTGGTTTATGAAACCATCCAACATGATTACTTGGTGGTAATGGTAACACAAATCCTGCATGTTTTTCTAATGCACGTTCTGACATACCAAAGTCCATAATATAGAGTTGATTACTATTATGTTTTAAGTAGTTCATTACGAACCAGTCAAGCATCCATTCAGTATTTGAATCACACCCTGTAATAAAGATTTTAGATGATTTCATAAGTCTCACCATAACTATGCTTAGCTAAACATCCAGCTTCTTTTTGAATGGTTGTAAAGCTATCACGTGCTTCTACTGGCCACGGGTAATATTCTTGAACCCATGGGAATGTTTGTGTATTAATATATACGTCCGTTGGTCGTGCCATGATTTTAGCTTGGCTAACCAAAAGTTTTGCTGCTTCTGGCTTTAACATATAACAGTGTGCGCCAGGAAGATAACCTTTGGATGTCAGTGGGTTTACACCTATCTGCGTAGGTTGTCTCCACTTACCGTAGCTTGGTTTACCAAATGAAATAAGTTTGTTGTAATTAACATCCACTGGAATAGGATCTGTAACAAATGCATCATGTTCAAAAATAAGATGATCTTCATTAGTAGCAATACAGTTTTTCCAGAGTGAAAAGTGTGAATGGAATGCTGCAGAGCAGTTAGCAATACGTGAATATAGTTCGTGTAGACCTGCGATCTTCACATCGTCCTTAAGTAGTAAATCAATTGGTCCGTCTGCTGGTGTCGTTGCCTTCCAGTGTTCTACTTCAATACCATACTTTGCAGCAGACTTGATGCACCTCTGAGCAACCTGTACAGATTTCTCATTATCCATAATTGTAATTACATAAGATTTCATTCTAACCACCATGCTCCATTACGAGTGTCTTGTACAAAGGTTACTTTACCGGGTCTGTGTTTAACTACGACTTTGTCAGGTTTCCAGCACGTGGGATTTTCAGTGATTGACCAATCATTCATAGAATAATCACACCAGATAAGAGTATCAGGATTATCTATAACAATCGGTACCGTGATAAAATTATCCGGGCATCCTTTGTTTAAATCGATTGAATACGACCCTAAAATCGTATCCTCATAAACTGGCTCATCAAATAGTTCAGCACGTACAAGCGAGTCGTATGAAGTGTATTCATTAGATCTTATCATTTGCCGCATGACACGTTTAAACTTACCACGCACATCCCTGCGTCTTATTGTTTTATTTAGCCATTGGTTTTTAAGTTTCTTTATTCTTTCTGGGATGAGATGACCTGGTCTGGATTTAATTTTACAGCCGAGTAATCCTGGAATAATTTTTGCCCTTGTGGGATAGGTATTAATTATCTGTTCACCCCATAAGGCTCTATCAACTCGCTCTTGAATTAGGATCTCAACATCGTCATGTTCATCTTTGTAAGCCCCTTGAATAAGAGTAACCCTTGAAAAATCAGCACCCATCTCTTCCAGAATCTTTTTGCCTATTTCAAACATCGTAGGATCTATCTCATACGCATAAACATGTTTCGCGCCGTACCGTAGTGCATAAAGAACGAGTAATCCTGTGCCAAAACCACTCTCTGCACAAACTTTACCTTTTACTTCTTTTCTAATTAAATCACGATAAAATTTGTTTCTTACACGGTCAAACACCATATGGGGTGATGCACCAACTGTGGGACGAAACGGTGGCATCATAGGAAGCAGTTGGGCACTGATGTCTTTAATCATCTATTATTCACTCGTAGTTGATCTGCCACCTTGGACTTTGGTCACATAAGGATAGATGTGCTGCAGTTTCCCTGGCATAAGTTGTTTACACATAATAGCATCGTTTGGCCAAATACCATTTTCTGCTGTAAGTGCAATAAGTTTCTCGGCACCAGATGGTTTAATCACGTATGCAGAATTACCTGCAATGCCTTGTGGTACCATTTTATTTTTATCTACCCACGGTGTTTCGAAGACGTCGTGCTTCGGCTCACGTCCTCTCTTGGCATATCGATCATCCCAGTTCTTCCTGAGCAAACTATCATACACATTAGAAAGGCGTGTGGCACCAGATGGATGATTCAGTCCCATGATATCTCCAGTGAATCGATCCTTAATTATACCATAATCAAACTGTTTTGTAAACAGGGCATCTTGTTCTAAAATAATAATAGGTTCATCGTACTCAATACACAACTTCCAGAGGTTGTAGTGACTCATGAAACAAGAGATACGTTTATTGATGTCTTTTGTAGCGTAACCAGAAAGTTCTAGTCCAGTGCGCATATCGTACCGTTTTTCACCTTGATGTGGATACGTGTATTTGATATTAGGAATAGCACTCTTACCAAAAAGTCTTTTCTGGTAAAATGGTAATGTCTGTGGTGTTACTGCGTTAAAAACATATGGCTCAATATTTGATTCAGTTGACATAATACTAAGTAGTAGTCTACGTGTTGCCACAGTCGAATCATGATCATTCATAAGAGCAATGATGTATGCTTTCATAGTATGCTTTGTCCTTTCAAGTACTGTATCCAGTGTCGGTCTTTCATCTGGAAACATCTCATTAATAATTTCTAGCGACATATTAAATCACTTTTTGAATTACTGTATATCCTACACTAGTTTCGCCGCGCTCTACTAACTTCCAGCCGTTCTCTTTACCCCAACCAACAAGCATACGATGTAACTGATCGTCTGGTTTATTAAAGAGCAACTTTGTGTCATGTGCGACAATGTACTTACGTACATTTGGTCCATGGATGGTAAGTTCACGCTGCATAAATCCTGCCTTATGTACAGAATCAATAACAAGCATATCACAGCCATCAATAGATCCAAGACCAGTAGAATCAGTTTCTCTTACATCAAGATGAATACCATTTTCTTCTGCGTGTGCTTCTGCAAGTGGCTTCAGATACTTATTATATCTACTCATATCAATATCAATGAGGGTAATTTTCTGTGGGGTTGGTTTGAGAAGCATAGCATTTGCTGCTGTTCCGCCCTGGTGTACACCAAGCTCCATGTATCTTTTGCAATTGCCTTCTCTCCAGAACTTAGAAATTGCAAGGTGCATTGCACAGTAGTCTGTGCCGTGTGCTTCTTCCTGCTGCTCAACAATTGAAAGATGAAATTCGCTTACGTCTTTCACATGACCTAATTCAGCATTAATCATTATAGTAACTCCTGTACCATCTTATAAATTCATACACACCTTTATCTATAGGTGTAGTTGGGCTATATCCTAGCTTTTGTATTTTGAGAGTGTCTGACCAAGTTTCTTTTGCATCAGCTGGATGTGCTGGTGCATATTCAATCTCTGCATTAATGCCAAGCTCCTCTTGAATTCGATGGACAAAATGCATCAGCTCAACTTGTTTACCATATCCAATATTGTAGATATCACGTTTCGTCATGTTCTGTGACACCAACCAAATACCTTGTACAATATCATCTACGTAAGTAAAATCACGTTTCATATCACCATTATTAAATACTGTAATTGGTTTACCATTTAGGATATTCTTTGTAAATGAAAAGAGTGCCATGTCTGGTCTACCCCACGGACCATACACAGTAAAGAATCGAAGACCGACTGCATTCTTGATCTTCGATGTACGGAACTGCTGTTCGTTTGTTGCCTTTGTATAACCATATGGGCTGAGGTGATTACCAAGTTTTTCATCCTCGTTCCATGGTAACGGATTACCATGCATTGTACAAGAGGTAGATGCATAGATGACTTCTTTTATATCTCTTTCTTCACACCAACGAATAACATTCTGTGTACCAACAATATTGACATCAATATATTCTTCAGGGTGATCCATAGAATAACGTACACCAGCCATGGCTGCAAGATGTATAACAAGATCTATTTCTTTTGGAACGTATGCGCCAAAACTTTTAGACCGAATATCACCTTCCATTACTTTTATTTTTTCTTGGACCAGAAGATCCTGTCTTTTTCTTTTTAGTTTAGGATCATAATAATCATTGAAGTTATCAATACCCCAAACGTCCCAGCCTTTCTTTTTATAATGTAGAGCTGTATGGAATCCAATAAATCCAGCAATACCTGTAATGAATACCCTCATTTGTATACTCCTGACGTTGTAGTTGGTACATAATCAAGCTTGGTCTTGACTGCACCTCTATGTGTATCCCATTGACTTTCATGAAGTGCGTTACCAACTACAACAGGATTTGAATCTCTATATGGTGTAATTTTAATAATTTGTTCTTCGTTGATATAACGATTCATATTATCATGACCAGCAAAGCCAAGATCTTCATAGATATCATTATATTTCTTTGCTGGTTCTGGGCCAATAGCATAACCATGTGTAGCTTGTTCACGTTTACATAGATTGACAGCAAACTGGTTATATGGTTGTCCAACATCTAACTGACGTTGTACAATAGCATCATGTTCTAGAATAATAGCTGGATAACCATTTTGGATAATCTTTTTACGAACCTCATAATGACTCATTGTCATACATTGTTGCATAACAATCATTCGGTTCTCGATTTCTTTTGTTGGTTCTTTACCAGCTTTCTTACGGTAATTATTGAGAAGTCGTTCACGATAATCTTCACGTACTGGCCAACCTGGATAATATTTTTCCAAGGTAGCAGGAACAACTGCATCAAATAAAATAGGTTTAATATTATAAGCACGACAAGAATCAACACATCTCTTCGTGAGCGCGCGAACCTTATCATCATCAAATGCATTGATCGTGGTTATAATATAAGCATCAAACATTATGCTACTAATTTCCATTCATCAACAGTGCTAATAATTTCCATTCATCAACAGGACGATTAACTACGACTTCATGCCAAGATGCGTCCTGATCATCTGCACCTCTGAGCTGCACATGAACAAATTTTGTATTTTCTGTCCTAGTATCTATTACCGCACGTGGTGTAGTCTTTGAATCACCATCATAATGTACGTAACTGTTCCATCCATTATCCATAACCGTATAATTCATATCAGCAATAGTTAACATAGCATGTAGATAATTCTGATCAATTGTATAAAACTTATTCAGTCCAGCATTACGTACATTATTAATATATCCCTGGAATCCTTCCCAGTTATCATGTGCATGACGTAATCCTTCGTTCGTGTATAGTACCACACCACTATTAAAGATCTTTAGATTACCTGCTTCATTACGTGGCATTTCTTTACCATATTTTTCTACCATCACCTTATTCCAACGTTCATCGTTAGCAGTATTAATATGGCTTTTTGTTTTTAGATGTGAGATCTCTTTGTGGGGTTCGTCACAAATACCAATATGACCTACGTCCTGATCAAAGATACTTTCTTCTAATCCATCAACAGCAAAAACATCCGTGTCAACAAACAGGATGTTATCATATTCCCAGAATTTTTGATTATAGACAGGCTCAAAGGCATTATAATATGCAGGGATATCACAATACTTAGCTGCCCATCCAGGATTTTTTACAAAACGATATTCTGCACCGATACGTTCTGCATATGCTTTCATATTATCGATACCAGCCTGAACTGCAATACCTGGTTTTCCTAACCAGTACTGGTAAATCAAATTCTTCATTTTTGAATCCTTAATGTTGGTCTTCCATGATTATATTTCCCGAATCTGCCACGATGATCAGTAAATGCAGGACTTGGCCATTCATCAATAATCTTGTAACCAAGTTTATCTACCAGCTCTACAATATCGTCACGAACATAAGATAGTGGATCTGTTTTCGTTGGTTTCCATCCTGGCCTTGCAAGATGTAGTTCCATAATAAGACTACCGTTAGGTGCTACCTGATCCATCCAAGTATTCATTGTATCTTCGGGGGTAATACTGTGATCGAATGAGTTAGAGAATACAATATCGAACTTACCTACCCATTCATCTTTCACCTTTGAAAAGTCCCACTGTAGCGTATATGGAAACTGTGTAGCTGTTTCGCTGATTTCAGTACCAAGAACAAATGTGCTATCACCGTATGCATTCTTAAAATGTTTTTGTTCCCATCCTGCACGTGTACCATGACATAGAATATGGCTTACAAAAGGAATACGTTTTTTGATCTCCCCAATTACCTCTGGTCCAACGCCTGAGTGTGAATTGAGTTTTAGTTTGTTCCCTTCAGTTTGGAATTTAACATATTCCTCATAATTACTATACTTAAATAATTCCATTCATAAGCTCCTCTACATTCTCGCCATTCTGTGGTAGCTTATCTTTCAGGAAGAAGTGTACAAAATGACATTCGTTAATCTTTGTGTTGGCAGTATATAGTCCATTCCATTTCCAATGGAGTTTCTTGACCTTCATCTGTTCTTTCTTAATCCAATAATTCAATAACGTCTGGTCAGTAGACCATTTCCATGGTCCCATACCATCGATGAATGGTTTGAACTCTGCACGCATGAGAAACTGTTTTGGGGTTTGACCATTGAGGTATTTAGCAAATGATTTATTCATAACCATCATACCCATATTCATAAACTCACCACCAGTATCTTTACGCCAATCCCAGTCAAGTCTGATCGATCCGTATTGCATACGTGAATAGTTTAGAATCTTACGTTTGTAATCTTCGGTAAGTGGCATATCTCTCTCAACCACCCCACCAAAGTCATACTCTTCTGTGAGTTCATCAAAGATGTTTGGTGCATCGTCACGTACATAGATGTCAGCATCAATGATTGCAATCTGATCATATTCATCAAAATGTTCAAAGGCGTTTTCTTTTTCATAGATCGGTAGGAAGCCACCGTACTTCATATAAGATTCCTGACTACGATTTGTAGAAAATACGTCAGGCTTAATCATTAGTCTTGGGTGTCTTTGAACAATATGATCAATCTTATGTTTTTTACAGTACTTGGCAACGCTTTCAATACAGTGATCGTATAGCCGAAGC